TTGTAAATTTCAAATGAGCTTTTTTCTGAAAAATGTGCATAAAATCAGTTATAAACATATGACTGCTCATTATTAAAGTCTTTTATAAACTCAGTATCATTAACACAGGCTATTTGAGATTTATTTAATAGTTCAGTTAATGTAGTCTCAGACTGAATATTAACATGAATACACTGAGAAGTTTTAAAAATATCTTTTTGAATAACTTGGTTATTAGCTTTCATTATTCCTGTATAAATTAAATTACAAAGATTTTTTTTACTCCTAAACTTACTCTCTATTAAGCTTGCTAAAATTTCAGAACTGTGATTATCATAGATTTTAGCTTCAATATCTTTTCGTCTCGCAGTAGGCAAGTGTGAATATTCATAACGATATATTTTTTCTTGACTATGCTTTTTAATAAAGTTATCTGTGTTTAGCATTACTTGATCAAAGACGGTTTTTAGAGGCCTATCATTAAAATCTTTTGTTTTTCAAGAATCAACAGGGGTATTATTAATAAAAAATAGGTCTTCTGGGATAGGTTTTAAAAAATAAAAATCATCATCACATAAAATAAAATTATTGGATAGCTCTTTTATATTTCATAAAAACATTTGTATAGTAAAAATAGAAAATGTTGGTAGTAATTCTTTTGGGATAAATTCATCATGATAAATTATTTTTAATTTTGTATGTTCTCTGTTTAGCCAAGTGGGTACTTGAGAGCTTCTCTGGCAGATGACAAAAACATTATTTACTCAAGGACAGTTTTTTTCAACACATCTAAACCAAAATGGAAATAACCCTCAGTCTCTTGTACGTTCTTCTCCAAAAGCTTGACGATTAGACTTATCCTGTATTCCTGTTTTTATCTCAATATCGGACCAATAATTATAATCTTGTCTTCAATTTTTATCTGAGCTATCTACTCATGTAACTACTAGATCTATTTTATTATTCATATAGGTTATTCCTTAAAATTTAAAAATTCTTCTATAGACATTGATTTATCATCAACATAAAAATCAGCATTTTCTTTCCCAAAAAGTAATTTTGTATATTTTACATTGTGTTTTTTAAGCCAAGTAGCTGTTACACTTTCATATTTATTAATACGTTCTGCTAATGTTTTACAGCTTTTAGCTCCACGAGCTGTAAATAAAATAATAGCTCAGTCATTATCATATAAGGTATTTATTTTATTAATAACATCAGTATTTGGGATAGAGTTTTCAAAATCTCTATTAATTGTAGTTAAAATAGTATCATCAATATCAATTACAAAAGTCTTATACTCATAATTATTAATAAGTTTTTGTTTAATATCTGTAGTACAAATACCCTTAGTACGCTCTAAAAAAACTACCTCAGCATACTTCTCTATTTCAGCAATATCTTTATAGCCTTTATAATCGCTTCCAATTGCAAAAATATCTATGTCACCCTGTTTTAGTCTATTAAATTTATCTTCTTGACTAGTTAAAATAATTACCTCATCAACATATTTAATAGCTTCTAAAATATACTTTCGTTCTTCTGGGCTATTTATTGGTGTCTTTCCATCTGGTTTTGCATTAAGTCCTACAATTAAATAATCACCAAGAGCTTTTGCTCGTTTTAGTAAATTAATATGCCCAAAATGTAGTAAATCAAAAGTTCCTGTAGTAAATACTGTTTTCATAAATTCTCGTATAATTTAGCAAATAGTAAAAAAGAAGTCTTAGTCGACTTCTTTTAAAAACTCTTCTCTCTCTTTTGATAATTTACCATTGGCAAGCATTAATGGGTCATCTATTTCTAAATAATGCTGTCTTAGTTTTTCTTTGTAATGAATTCCGAACTCTTTTAAGCAGAAGCTATCCATTGCATTTCCTCGATGGACTTGCCAGTCCCTAATATGAGGCTTACCTAATAAATCACAAACATTATTAAGTCTTTCTCGACAAGCTTTAACCATTATTGGATCATATTCATTTCCAAATACTTTATCACTATCAGCGCCTGCAATTAAACAGCCTGCCAATAAGTTTCCAGAACCAGATGTTGGGTCTAAAATATATCTATCAGCTAAAGTTTCAACTGGGTAGCTTTCTATCATTTGAATAGTTAGTTCAGCAGAAGTAAAAAACTGCCCGAGTTTATCTCGAACATCTTTTGGGCTATCAGCATACATCTTATCTTTAAAATTATGATATTCAGCCCTAATTGCGTCTTTTACTTCTTCACTTAGTTTCATTATAAACTTTCTGCTACCTTACAAATTTCGATTTCTTTATTTGTTAATGTCATTCCAGAAATACGAGAGAAAATAATATTTTGACTTACATTGCTTAAACCAATAGCATTAAACATATCTGCTAAAGATTTAAGACCATTATAATCTATATCTGCAAATAAATTTTTAAGTCCCCAGCCTTCTGGAAGTGCTGTAAACAATAGTCTCATAAAGCATAAGCCATGTTGACTTATTAATATCTTTTTAAATGATGTGCAACCTTTAATAAAAGCTGCTGGAATATCACTGCCTGTTGTAATATTTTGTTTTAAAATATTAAATCTAATAGCATCTGTCCAATTAGTTCTATCTTTTGCCATAACTGCATAATAACCATGAGCAATGTCAAAGCTACCTGAATTAAACATAAATAAGTTTTCATCATAAGTAACATCTGTTTTACGTCTTGTTAACTTAGATAAACTGAATTCTAATGGAGTATTATTGACATTAACTTTTAAAATATATTCTTTTAATGCTTCATATAATTCTGGGTCAGCAGTTAAATGTAATAAAATTCTTGCTTCAATTTCAGATAAATTATTTTTCTCTTTTTGAAGTCTAGAAAGAACAATTACTTGTTCAGCATCTGGAATACTATAAATAGGATAAATAATTGGCTTAAATGTTGGATCAAGATATTTATATAAGTCATTTTCAAAGTAGTCATTACCTGGCTCTAAATTGTAGAAGGTATCATAATTAATATCTTTAACAATAGTTTTTGTAATTCTAGCACCATCTACACCAAAAGGAGGATTACTGATAACTTCTAAGTCATCTGGTAAAGTAATATCCTCTTTTAATTTATTAAGCTCTTCTACCATGTAATTTCCTAACTCCTTTACATCTTCAACTAATTTACCTTGAATATTTGGTGCAACGAAATCTTTATTTATTATACGATATGGGATTTCATCATATTCAAGTCTATCTAAATATCTTTTTTCAAAGTTATGTAATAATAGTTTAGGTTTATTAGTAAGTGGGATTTGTTTCAAAACTTCTTTTGGAACAATGTGCTTAGCATTGAATTTTTTAATATCTGCCCAAATCTTTGAGCAGTGAGCACCATTACCAATAGTTTTATTATAACCAGTTTTATAAGCATCAAACTTTTCAATTAAAACAGCCTCACGATACCAAAGTAAATTTGTAGTTGCTTCAGGTAAAGCTTCTAATACTTCATAATCAAAGGCTTCCCAACCATATTTTTGAATAGCAGCATCAATACCATCAGTTGCTTTATCTGGCTTATCAATATGCTCATCAATACGATCAACTATACAGATACTTTGGCCAATATAAGGTTTACTAGTTGCTTTGTGAGTAATTTTGTAGACACCTGGAAATTGTCCACCCTGTTGATTTAATTGTTTTCTAAGGTCTTCTCTGGTCATAATATAATCCTCTATTATATTATACAGTGTATTTCAAGCTATTTTTACATTTTTTTATAAATAAAAAAGATGCTCCGAAGAGCACCTTTTTATAATAAGTTATCTCGTTAGTCTAAGACTATGGACGATATTGATATTCGTCAGCGAAACCACCGTCGATGTGACCAGCGACTAAGAGGCTCTTATTGAGTAAGGCTTTGGAATACCATGTGGAGAAGCCTTGAGCTAAACCACCGTCTGGTGTGCCGAGTAATTGTGTTGGGACGATAGCCATGTATGGAGCGTAGACACCAGCAGAGCTCATCATATCGGAACCGTTTAAACCTAAGAAGAAGTCGCCAGAAGCAAGAGCTGGGGAGACGTAGATGTTAAGACCATCTAATTCACCAACTTTGTAAGGACCATTCATCTTAGCATTCTTAACAGCTGTGAAACCGTTGACGAATCTTAAGACTGGGAGGACATCAGCAGCGATGACCATGTAGTTAGGATGGAATTTCTTTGTTCTGTTATAGATGATAGCTTTTGCTTCTTCGATAACTTCTAAGAAACCATTGTAGTGTTCGAATTTGCTAACGCCAACAGGAAGGACTTTGGACCATGTGAGTGTATCACCATTGTCTTTAGCACCATTGTAGAGCATTTCGACGATTTCTGTGTCGATTTCGTAAGCTAATTCACCACAAGCTTGTTCAGCGATTTGTTTGTCTAAGCTGAAGCCGTAGTCTGTTTTAGCTTGGAAAGCTGTGATTTGGTCATAACGGACAGCAATACGTCTTGGTTCAGCGACTAAAGCGATTCTGTTCATTTTTGGACCAATTGTTGGGATGTCTTGAGCTGGGACATGTTCCATTTGGAATTCTTCAGAGAAGTAAGCAACTTTGTCACCAGCTTGGACGCCTTCGATAGCACCGTCGACGACGTTAGCATAGCTAACTTCACCGTTACGGATAATCTTAGCATCAGCTTTGCCATCGTTGAATCTCTTTGTAGCCATTGGGCTTAAAGAAACTTTACCATCGGAACCAACTGTTTCGACGATAACTTGGGATGTGAAAGCTGTTCTAGCTTCACTGTGTTCGCCTAAACCAAAGACGCCATTGAATAAGTCGCCTTTTTTGACGCCGCCCTTATCTGTTTTGCTGACGTATTCTAAGTAAGCAATAGAACCAGAGAAGGATGTCATTGGGTGAACGATAACTAAATCATTAGCGATTAATGATGGGACTGCAATATTTGTTAAATTTAAGCAGAATTTTTTCCAATCACCTAAGTCAGCTCTTTCAGTAGCTTGAGTATTCATAGCTTCTGTTAAGAATCTGTTTGTGTTGTCTAATAAGACAGCAGTGGTGAGTTGAGTATTGGCAGAAACTTTTTTGCCATCAAAATTATTAGCAACATAAGCTTCAGCAATTTTTAATTGTCTTGAATATGTTTCAAGTAAATTTGTTCTCATATTTTCTCCTATATTAATTATTTGATAGTAGGGTATCAGCCTATTTTAAACCAGCAAGGGTTAAGAGGTCATCATCAATTTCGTATCCATTGTCTGGGTCAATGACTTTCTTAGTAGAATTGTTCTTATTGACTTTTGACTCATTAATTCTCATTGATGCGCCATAGCCTAATCCGAAGACTGGGCGACCTTCATTAAGAAGATCATCGCAAACATTGTCGATATCATCTAGCGTATAGCTTTCGGCAAGTTTGCTAGTAATATCTTGAGGTCTAACGCCAAGCATATTTGCCTTTGTTGCAATATATCTTTCAACGACTGCATCATATTTAGCTTTATAGGTCTTCGCAAGATTTGTTCTGTCCTTGACTAACTTTCTGCTTTCATTTAATTGATTTGTTAAATCTTCTTCATTCTTATCAGCTTCTGCATTAACTGCGGCTAATTGTTCTGTTAAAGCTTTAACTTTTGCTTCATTAGCATTTACACTTTCAGTTAAACTGGTGTGTTTTTCAACTTTACTTTGTAAATCTTTAATTTCAGTATCTTTTTGGGTTAATTGCTCGTTAAGTTGATTTACTTCCTTCTCGAGCTTACCTGATTTAGCAGCTAACTCACTAACTCTAATAAAGCCACTCTTATATTTTTCGAGTTCTTCTTTCAAACCTTGTACTTCGGTATCACTGACTGTCTTTTGATTTTTAAGATCGCGGACTTCATTTTCGAGTAAGTCTTTTTGACGAACTGCTTCTTTGAGGCTTTCAATAACTTCATCATCTCCGGCATCGCCAGCTTCTTCAGCAGCATCTTCTACTTCAGCTTCTGCAGGTTCTTCAACAGCTTCTTCATCACTATTATCATCCTCTACAGGATTATAATTAATACTGACAACTATTTTTCCTTCTTCAGAATTATCAAATCCTAAATCAGAAATTTCATATTCTTTATCTTCAATTACGAGTGGCTTGAACTCAAGAGCTAAGTCACTATCATAATCTTTGAACTGATCAACGAATGCGCCAACTGTTTTAGATGGTTCTTCAACAGCTTCTTCTTCAGCAGGAACTTCTTCAACAGGAGTTTCTTCTACTGGAGCTTCTTCAACAGGTTCTTCCTCAACTGGAGCTTCATCTTCAGATGCTTCAATTAAGTAATCATCTGGGATTTCAGGAATTGCTTCAATGTCTTTTGGTGTTCCATTTGGAAGAACATCATCTTTAGCAGCTTCTTGAACTGGCGCTTTATTACATTCCTCAAGACTTTCGTCTAAGGTAATATCTAATTTTTCTAATGTTTCCTTCATTACTTTTTTATCTTCATCGCTTGCAGCGTTATAACTTTCTTGTAAAACTGTTTTTAATGGTTTTTTACCATCAAATGATTCACAAACAGATAATCTAGCTTTTTTAACTGCAGGTAATTGGACGATGTCCCATGTTTCTAAGAAGAATGTATCTGGGTCAACTTCATCATTTGCCATGATGTCGCCAGAACCTCTTGAAGAAATACCGGGAACAAAACCGTAATCACATAATGTCTTTAATAAACGGCCATTTTCTGTATCAAGGATATCTACATAAGCATAAAGATCTCCATCAACGATTTTTGGCATTTCTGGGATACATGCGCAGACTAACTTCATGTCTGTTTCTTCTCTATCAGCTGGATGACCTAATTCTAAGAATAAACTCTTTGTAGCAAGTTTTTCTTTGAAAATATCATCAGCAAGTGCTTTTTCCCAAAGTTCTTTATTATAGCCTCTACCATTTCTAGTTTTTTCTAAACTAGTAGCAATAGGACCGTAAAGTCTGCCAAGAATATGACGGGATGCTTTTTCTTCTTCGGATAATGGTTGCATTTGTAATGCTTCTAAAACTTTTTGTTTAGTTTTTTCCATGTTTCTCTCCTATCTTCCCTTCAAATTTAATTAGGCTAGACATTGTTTTGTCTAAATAATTTAGCCTATTTTTAATTATGAAAAGTTATTAAATTAATAAATTAATAAATTATTAATTTTTAGGCTGCACAAACTTTTACTTTACGCAACTAATCAATTAATTTAGCGAATTATTTGAAATAGGTAATAAAAAACCAAATACTTTTTAGTATTTGGCTTAATATTTAGTTTTTAGATGTAGTTTAAGCAGTTAATTCTCGTCTACCTGCAATATATTCTAAGACTAATAAATCAGACTTAATTACCTTTAATAGGTTAAGGCAATCTTCGTAAACTCCAGTATTAAAATAGTTTGTTAATACACGAGTTATCTCCTCCGCTCTAACTTCTTTTAAGAAGGTAGTTTGGCTTTCTAATTTATTATTATATAATAGGATTTGCGTTAATAGGCTTGATAATGTAGTTAAGACATCTTTTGGTTCGGAGACTTCCTTTAAGATATTAGTATATAAAGGAGATTTCTTTTTATTATGGCTTTTACGTAGCATTTCATAGAATTTGCTTACTTCAAGTCCGCGATTATCAGAAATAAACTTTAATACTTCAAGAGGAATATCTCTAGAAACTAATAGTTTCTTAACATAAGGATTAACCCCTTTAACACCATTTTCATCTAGTTTAGCTAAGATAGAGAGACAATCATTTTTTGTAATCATAATAAGTTTCCTTTCAAATTATAATTATTTATTCTCTGTAAAGTCAATGTCTCCATTAACTTCTTCTGGTGTTGGAAGGTCATCATCTTCTAAAAGATTTGGACCTTCGACTAAGGTTGTTGAACCACCATTATTTGTGAAGCTTTCTTCGGCAGATAATTCACTGTCTGGCATTGGTGCTAAGTCTAAGCTACTAACATCAGCATCTTCAGGACCTGGTTCTTCACCACCCGCTTCTTCACCACCTAAGTCAAGTTCTCCACCTTCTCCACCAGCGGCTTCGGCAGCTGCTGCTGCTGCAGCTTCGGCAGCTTCTTGTTCTTTAGCTTTCTTAGCAGCTTCTTTCGCATCAGCAATTTCTTCATCAATTGTAGAAGCAATTTCAGCACCTAAACTTAATGTAGTAATTAAGGATTTAACAATAGTTAATCTTCTTGCTTTATCTTCAACGTCAGCGAATAAGCTATTAACATTGCTGAGAGCATTAACTCTATTTGTGAAGTTTTCAAGATAATCTTTCTTTTCTTGTGATGTTGGGTCTTGCATCTTTAATATGAAGTTATTTAAGTAAGCTTTGCAACCCTTATTTAATAAGATAAGATTAATAATATCTGTAACTGCTTGGATAATTGTGTTTTGAATTCTTTTAACACCCTTGCAGTAAACGCTTGAAATAATACTTAATGATGAACCACCATTAAAACCTGTAGCATCATCTGTCCAGCCAAAGTATTGTTTTGGAATACCGAAGGCTGAATAATATTTACTATTCCACCACTCTAAGTCTGTTAATTGTTTTGGGTCATAGTCGCCACCAACAGGAGTGACTGTAATAGCACCTTGACCATTGTGAGTAGCGAAGTAAACAAAGTTTTCAACTGCACCTGGGTTATTATACTCTGACATAGATGTGCCAGTAGCGTAAGCTGTTCTTTGTTCGAACATTTCTTTAACTCTTCTTAAAGTTAATTGGACTTGTTCTTTTGGCATATCACCAACTTCAACAGCAACCATTCTAATAATACCAGAACGTGTAAGACGGCTTAATAAACAAGCTGCTTCTAATAATGCTTTTTCTCTCCAAACTTTATAGGAGTCATAAAGCATTGATTTACCACGTCTAACAGTATAAGTTGTTCCTGTACCACCACTTGAACTTGGAACACCAGATTTCTTTTTAGATTTAGAAGTATAATCTTCTTCCTCATCATAGAATAAATCAACTGTTTCTGGGAAACGACTAACATTATCTTCTAATGCTGCGTGAACAAAGTCATCGGCTTGATAAACATTAACATCTGTTGATCTATATTTGAAATTAAATGAGCTAAGTGCACTTCCACTGTTACTCATCATACCAGTTGTTCCACCAACAAATGAGGAGGTATCAAATTCATTTGGAGCATTTGGAACTTCAATATAGCCAAATGTTTGTCCATATTTGGTTAATTCGAACATTGTAGATGGGTCTGGAACCATTTCAACATAATATGAATATGGATCACTTGCCTTATGTAAGACTAAATTTACATCTTCATTTAAGTCTTCATTTAATGTTCTACCATTAGCTTTGTCAATACTACTCTTATTAAATAATTTATCAACGTAGTCAGATTCACGATAAAGTCTTAAATAGACATCGCCATATTTGATTAAGCAGTAAACCCACTTATCAATATTTTTGTCTACGTTCATAACATTTAATAAATAGTTAACGAACTTACTAATTTTTGGGTCTTCAGCTTCACATCATACAATATGTCCATTATCAGCTCTTTCACAAGCATCATCAGTATATGTTCTAACAATAGAAGATACTGAGGAGTCTTGGCACATCGTATCAATAAGTTGATAGACTTGATCTCTAGAATTAGAGATTGATGTAAAATGTTCGAGAGCAGAGATATCTAACTTGCTAGATAAACCGGCTTCGATAATGTTATCCACTAATACTTTATTAGTATCAATGTCTAACTTTGTTGTGTCATCCAGTACCACTGGTTTGGCTTGATTACCTACCAGGGAGCTTTTTTGTCTTGGCTTTCTTGTTGTTTTCTTTTCTTCTTCAGCCATAACATCTCTCCTTTTAAATAATTATTATACCATCGCTAATATTGCGATAAATATCTAGTTCTTCTTGCTTTCTACGTTTAGTCTCAAAGTCTTCTTCCTTATCAAGTTCTTGATAAGTATCCATATAGATTTGGGCTAATTCTTTTTGCCAATCTACTATCATTTGAGATTTATTATGATTATCAGTTATCATACTAACATCTAAGCTAGCACTAAGGTTATCACCATAGCTATAAGCGTATTCTTCAGCAAATTGACTTGCAAGATATAATGCGCCACAAACGGCGTCAGCTTGGTCTTTTGAGTTAATTCCATCAGGAGTATGGTCAACGTGTCCATCACCTTTTCTCTCAAGACCAATTAATTCATCTGTTAATAAATCGCATTTGTCATACAATACAATTCTACGATCATAAATAGCAGATTTTAAATAAGCATAAGGTAGACAGGTTTTACTTTCATAATCAACTCTATCTACTGAGATAATCTTTGTTTTGAAACCTTCTTGGGCTAACTCTTGAATAACCGCAGCAGATTGGAAGGTATCGGATGAAATGCCCTTAATAGCAAATCCTTTATCTCTTAACCATCTAATAAAGTTTTTATTCTTTGCAAAACTAATATTATAGCCTTTTGGTGATTTGATAGAAACTGAGAATAATAATTTATATCTTAATTCTCTTGAGCTATCTTTATCATCTTCACCTGCAGCAGATGGTTCTTTTCCTGTAATAATAACACCGGCAATACCAGTTTTGTCGCCTTTACCATGACCGCCGGTGGACATGTCCATGTGAATAAATAGCGGTCTGCCTAAATCCTTTGGATCAATCCTACTTAAATCAAAGAAGTTTGCGTATTGGAGATGGTCATCAGGACTATCACCAACTTCAATAACATCCTTTGTAAATGGATTTTGATAATCTTTTGTTTTTGCTTGATTAATTCTAACACCAGACATATATTTGGTAGCGCTAGATGTTGAATAACCAGCAATATCCATTAAAGCTTGATCTAAGTTATCTTCAAAGTCTTCTCTAAAAATTGGTGGGACTTTGAGCATTTGATAACCCTTAGCTCTCATAGAAGCAACTAGCTCATCACTTGCTCCGACTGGAAGTAATTCATGAGCTAAGAATTTACCACCAATAGCAACCCAGAAAGCTCCTGGATCATTAGGCGTTCCTTTATCAGGACGAACAACCCATTGGGCTTCATCGATGATAAGTGTAGTTTTACTTTCATTTTGTTTTTTAGTATTTATATAACTGTCTAAGAATGCTTGTTCTGTATCCTTAGAAGAAATAATTATATTTAATGTTGGAAGGAATGTGCCTTTACCAAAACGGGATTTCATACGAGCATCGATTTGGGCAATCATTTTCTTTTGCGCTGCTTTCTTCTTTTCGACATTGTTGCCGACACCGAAGTTAACTTCATCAGTGAGGTTTGAGAATAGCGCACGACCAACGACGTGACGGTTATTAGAACCGAAGATAAGTTCAATGCCTTTTGGAGGTTGTCATTGAGGATTTGTTCTACTTGCATTTAATGAGCCATGAGCCATAAACCAAGGAGAATTTTGTAAGTGTTGTTGTATTTTATCCCAGCCAACACCTTGAGCTGCATCTAATGTAATGTTTAACATTGAGAATGTAATCTTATCATTAGGCATTAATCCATAATAAGTATATGGGTCTTTTAGACAAAGCATTCTATACATTAAATATAACATTGCAATTGTTGCGACCTCAGTTTTGCCAAGACCGATAGCACCTGTCAATATAAGGGTGTTATATTTAGTGGTTAAATTGTCTGGGAATAATTTTTTTAGTGTCTCTCTTCAATATGGGAAGAGGGTACAACGACGTTCACCTGTATATTCATCTTGGGCTCAGATATCTCGACCTAAGTAGTCATCATCATCTAAGAATGTTTCAATATCAACCGGGATTTCCTCAAAGTCTGAATACTTTAAGTCATCTAAAATCTCAGAGTGTCCTTCTTTTGAATACTCTTGTAAGATTTTCATAGCTAAAGCTTTCTCATTGTCTGAGAGATTATTTAAAACTTCAGTTGATATAACACGTCCATCAGGTAATTTTATTTCTGACATATTATACGATTATTCCTTATTTTTCTTCCTTTTCCTCAGATTCATCTGATTTTTCATCAGGTTCTTCTGGTTTTGTTTCTTCAGGTTTTTCTTTCTTCTTAGGTCCACCTGTTCCTGTAACAGGATTTTTATTACTACCTGGTTGATATTTACCTCTATTTTTGCCATATTCATTAATAGCATCAATCAAGCCAGTAGTTGAGTCTAAATATTTGTCATCATCAATAATATCTTTATCAACCATTTCATCAGCTGGAATACCATAAAGTTTTGGAAAAATAACTTTTAAGAATGGTTTTTGTAAATGTTCTTCAGCATAATGAATATAATTATTAATAACACTTGAAACTTTTAATAGCCAGTCGCCATTTGCTAAGACTAATAAAACATGCTTACAACCTCTACCCTTTTTATCATCTGGATTTCTAATGCCTTTTCCTGGACCTGGGTCAGAAGCTGTATCATCAACAGAAACATTATTAATAATATTCCAGTGCGCAAAGTTATACTTATAGTCATCACAGGTGCACTTTACATAGATATTAGCTGAGTTAAAAATTCTAGTAAGAGACTGAATAATAGTTCTATATTCTAATTGATTTTTATTATTTTTAATATTCTTGGCAATTTCGGCAACAACTCCATCCATTCTAATAGAAACAGTATAGTTATCTGTTTCACCTACAACTGGAATATGAACAATCAACATATCCTCTTTAAAAAATTTGTTCATATCGATTTGATTATATTGCTTAACTGTCTTAGCAATTTGAGAAAATCTCTTTCTTTCAAATCTATTTTTACCGCGGATATCATGAGTGTATGGTCCAGCGCTCCTTGATTTTGAAACAAGTAAAGTTCTGGTATCTTCTAATAGCTGTTTATGTTTTTCTGGAGTTAATTTAACATACATAGTTATTGCCTCTACTGAAATTAATCATCGTATAATTTAGCAAATAAATTTAATAAATTTATTCTAAAGTAAAGAAAAAAGCTCTTTTTGAGAGCTTTTATTCTAGTTTTTTCTTATAAATTATCTTGTAAATTCTTGTTCTTCTTTATGGTATCTGAGCTTGCCTCTAATTGTCCAGTATCTTGATGGTAAGCCAAATCCTGAAACATGATTGAAGTCAAATCTACCAGGAATTTTAGAGACATATTCAACCCAATTTTTACGTTTTAGATTGAAGACAAGATAGTCAACTTCTTCATTTCTAATATCATTAACTTCAAAAATGCCATTAGGATGAACAACTGGTTGAATGTGAGTAATTTCTACAATCTTATGGACAAAGTCTCTTCTTTCTGGCTCAGATAAGTCTTCTTCTAAGCTTTCAAGAGATAAGTCTTTACTAATTAATTCATTCTTTAATTCTTTTAGCTTGTCTAATAAACCTGCATTTCTGACCTCTTTGAAGATTAGATTTTCATCAGAGAATTCACTACCCTCTGTATTATAGATACCTTTTTGTCTCATTTCATAAAGACGGGTAATATAATCATCAACAGCATCAACATCACCATTTTCAATTAAGTCTTCTGCTTCCTTAATCCAAGGTTCCGCAGCTTTATTAATTGCTTCTTGGTCAACATCTTTAACATAGCCTTCTGTTGGCTTTTTAATCCAGCAGTCATACATAATAGAATAAATACCATTACTAACAACTGGATTATCTTCAATTTCTACATAAGTTTCAACTGGGATTCCATAAAAACTAATATCAAACTTATTTTCAAAAATTCTACGATAAGCATCATAGAGCTTTGGGTATAATTTTTGAGGATCATCCAAGTCTCTTGTATTTGCTAAGATATGAACATCAATATCACTATCTTTTGTATAATTATAACTTGCATTGGAGCCAGTTAAAATAACATCTCTAACTTTTAAGGTAATTTCATTTTCAGCTAAAAGTGTTAAAAATGTATTTGTAATATCTTGAACTTTTTCTTTAACTTCTGGTCTTAACTCCATTCCATCAAAGATTTTTTGATTTAATTCATTATGTTTTTCAATAGCTTCATTCATATCATCATCGTCCTTAAATAAATCATCAAACTCTTGAGTAGTTAAATTGTGAAGATTATTAGATTCCCAGTCCTTGATTATATTATTTAATATAGATACAAAGTTTGGATTTGTTAGCTGATCAACAACAGCTTTTTTAATTTTTGATTTTTCAAAGCCGCAATTATTTTGTAAAAAGTTAACTATTCCATTAAATATTTCATCTGGTTGTTTTAGAATTGTGACTAAAACTAAAAATAATACTAAATGACGAATAGTTCCAGTTACACATAAACACCAGTCAATAACTTTTTTAGATGTTCAATAGTCTGCTCCATGGTTAATACCATCTTGTCAGACTTCGTATATTTCAACTATTTCATCAGAAGTTAGTGGTCTAATAAGTAACTCACCAGAATCTGCCATTATTCTTCCTCTTCATCAACACCAGCCATGTTATCTAAATTAGCTTGTAGTCTAGCTGGAATAACAAATTTTCTGTTACAAGCATCACAGCATTTTCCTTCTTCTCTATAAGGAGCAGGATTATTGCCATAACCATCGCATTCTTCACCACAAATGCAGCAAGTAAAGTGCTTATCTGTAGCTTCTGTTAAAAGTTCACCATAAACATTATAAGATTCAAATGTTAAATCAAATGGATTTTCAACTTCTTCTTTGACAGAAGGCTTATTAATAGCTTTGAAGTTAGCAACAGCTTCCTTATCTTTTAAGTCGTCATCGGTAACTCTGTCATCATACATATCACCAAAGGTGGCATCAGAAATACTATCTACATTAGCAACTTTCTTACGTTCTTCTTCGTGTTTAACGAATAAGTCATAGTCCATGACTTGAACATGGTTCTTATCATATAAAACGTGATCATCATAATAATAGATAATATCATTTGGTGTTAATTCTTGAACGTCTTCATGGTCAGACAAATTCTTTAATGAATAGATAGAGCAGTTTTCATCACCAACTCTTAATAAAGCTTGTAAAATATCTTCTTTGTTTGAGCAGAAAATATTTTGAGGTCTGACATAATAACGTTTAACATAACGCTTTGCTTCATCTAAACTGACTTCTTTTTCAAGACCTTCATGAAGTTCAGCACCTAATTTTTTATTTGATTTAGATAAATAATAAATTTGGTTAGTATATAAAGCTCTAACTTGAGGTTTATCTTCCCGAGTAGCATTTAATTCACCCTCACTGTTTGGTTCAAATCTACCATAACCTTTACTAGCATCTAATGATACACTAGAAATTGTAGCGCTATCTTGTTCAATAACTTTTTTAACTTTATCAGTAAATTGACCCAATGACCAACGTTTACTATATGGGAATGTCTTTCTATAATCATGAGGGTCTATTTGCATTAAAACAGCTTTCTTATATTCAGAAATAGTTAAACCGCCATATTCCTTAAGATAATCTTCAATACTATCAAAACCTAAGCTCTTAATAAATTTAATATCGGCTTTTGAAAGAGGTTCTTGACCATTAAGAACACTGTTCATCCAGTTAATATCTTTTTGAGCAGCGGCATCTTTAACTCTTTTATATAAAACATCGACTAAAGTATTTCTATCAATCTTGGTAAATCCTTGACCATCACGTAAATCTACATAATAAATAACTTTTGGTTTGGAGCCAATTTTAGGATAGAATAAAATTCTATTCATATCACTATCTTTAACTTCAACATAACCTTGTGCATTTACAACTGGATTTCCATTGGCATCATAAACAATATCATGTTTCTTATCATCAGACTTGTAGTTTCTAGCTAATTTATTAGTAGCATCACGATAATTAGCGCTGAATTGATCACCACTTTGATTTAAAGAGTGACCATCTGCTCCATTTGGATTAGCTTCAATTTGTTTTTGAGTCATAGCAAGTCTTTTTTCTTTTTCTTCTGGAGTGACTTTATCATCAACATAAGCTTGACGATAGTCAATTCCTGTATAACCAACTAATTCAGTAGCTTTCATTAAGCTAAAGACTCTCATTAGTTCTCCATAGAAATAAATTGGTGTAACATAGCCAACTTTAAATTCTTCTTCAATATTAAGCTCTTTGACAAAGTCTTCAACATCTTTTTGAGCTAATAATTTAATTTCTTGAGGAAGTTCAAAAGTAGCCCAGTCACTTGGAACACCTTTACCAAGTTTATGAGCATAGACATCATCTTCATTTAATTCTTGGTCTTCATCTAGGATTTCTTCTGTTAAAATTTCATCTACCATATATGTAGCTCCTTTTCTAGTCAAGATTATTTAAAATTGTAGTAAGCTTAGCAATAACTTCTGGCTTAGAAATAACTTCTTGGACAAAAGCTTTTAATTCGTTTACCTCAATTGTATAAGTTTCGGTAATATATTTTTTAAGTTCAATAACTAATCTTTGGTCTTTTATGAGACTTGCATAAATAAATGCAGCAATAAGTCCCTTGACTGTTGCATGTAATTGATTTACATATCCTGCATTTGCATATAATACTCTAACATTAGTTTTAATATTATCAATAATTGCTACTGGGTGAGTTTGATGAGATTTGACAAACCAAGCATCTTGGTCATCAAAATCATTTTCGTCCATATGAACGCCATTATATTTTAAAGAAATTTGAACTCTTGCTTGAATTAAGCCTCTACTAACCATCTCATCTTCAATAATTTTTCTTGCTTTAGTAAAGCCGCAGTCAATACAAACTTTACGATTAAATACCAGCTTTTCATCAGTCATTGAAGTAACATTGGCACCTCTTGTGCCATCTTCAAGCGCTTGCATTTTAGCTTTTTGAGTATTATAGTCTAATTTTTCAGTTAAGCTTTCATCAACTTCTTCGCCTTCTATATCGTCTTCTTTAGCAGCATGTTCTTCAGTACCTGGAAGCTCTTCTGGATGTTCTTCATAATATTTATCTGTTTCTGTTTGAGCAAATTCAGAAGTTTCTTTCCACTCATCTTCTGTAAGATCACAGTCTTCTCTATTTTCTGGACCGACTGTTTGGAATAAATATACATTTAATAAAGTTAATAATGATTTCTTAACTTCATCATTTTCTTGTTCTTTGATTTGAGCAACTAATTCATTTAATTTTTCTTTGGCTTCGAATGGTTCAATAACAATTAAATCTTCATGTAAACTTTCAGTTTGACCAGCTTTTGGATTAAATAAATGGAATTTAACATAGAAAACATCATCAGCAACATCAGTATTAACATCAACTGCCACTGGTTCCCATTTTGTTAAACTCTTTAATTCACGAGCTAATTTAGATAAGTCATTAAAATAGTTAGTCCATTCACCAGAACCATTTAAGCCACCACTAACTGTGAAAGCAAAGTGTTCTGTAACATGTCCATCTTTTCCTGGTTCACCAGACTCTGGAAAATATTCAATAGTGTCATTACCATCAATATCTACAAGAGAAAGACTAGAAGTAGCTTCTGTATTATATTTATCAACTGTTTCTTGAATTAATAATTTTAAATCAGATATTTCAACAGGCGCCATACCTTCAGTTAACTCTCCGTGAC